CAACGTTGCTACTGCCAGTAGTATTAACCTCAAGCGCAGAGCGACCCAAGGCGACGTTGCTCGTCCCGGTCGTGTTGAGCTGCATGGCGTTGATGCCGACAGCGACGTTATTATCCGCCGTGTTTGCTCCAAGGGCGTCTTGGCCGATAGCGACGTTGTAGTTTCCCGAGACATTGGCGTCTAGCGCCTGAAGGCCAACAGCAGTATTGCCCAAGCCGATAGTGTTTGACGCCATAGCAGACTTGCCGATGGCCGTGTTGCTTACTCCGGTGGTGTTTGCAGTTAGCGCCTGATGCCCCACTGCCGTGTTGTTTGAGGCGGTTGTGTTGGAGGAAAGGGCCTCGCGCCCAATAGCTATGTTGTAGTTTCCTTCCGAGTTTGCATAAAGAGCCGCATGGCCCATTGCGACGTTTGAGTCACCTACGGTATTGGTAAACAGCGCCTGATAGCCAATACCGATATTGCGAGAAGCTGTAGTATTTGAACTTAGTGCTTGATAGCCCATACCTACATTGTATGAGCCAGTGGTATTTGCGTCTAAAGCTAGACCGCCAACAGCCACACTCTTCAAACCAGTCGTATTTGCGCCTAAAGCACTTCTGCCTATTGCGGTGTGATAGTCGCCGGTGGTGTTAGAGCTAAGAGCCGCATACCCCAAAGCGGTGTTGTTGCTGGCGGTGGTGTTGGCATTTAAAGCACTGTGACCAACGGCGGTGTTAAAATCGGCGGTAGTATTGGACTGTAAAGACCGATTTCCCACGGACACGTTATATCCGCCCGTGGTGTTGGAGTTTGACGACAAGTCACCAACGGCTACGTTTTCAAAACCAGTGGTATTACTTTGGAGCGTTCTTGCTCCTAGAGCAGTGCTGTAAGTGTCGCCGGAGTTGGCGTAAAGAGCTTGGTAACCAACTGCGGTTAGAAGTTGTCCAGTAGTGTTTGAATAAAGCGACTGATAACCAACTGCCGTGTTACTAGGGCCGGTGGTGTTGAAACGTAAAGAGGCATCGCCAATGGCAGTGTTATACGAACCAGTCGTATTTGCCGCCATAGACACGTTACCCATAACGGTATTGCTGGCCCCTGTCGTGTTGGTATTAAAGGCTTCGTTGCCTACCGCAGTGTTAGGGCCAGCAGTTGTGTTTTTGCCGGAAAGGTAACCAACAAACACCTGACCTGTACCAGTTGCGTTTGCATACCCAGCCTGATATCCCACAGCCGTATTGCTGGAGGCGGTGGTATTGTTGTAGAGAGCGGAGTAACCAAGTGCCGTATTGGCGCTTGCTGTTGTGTTTGAAGCCAAAGCCCCAGAGCCAACAGCCACGTTCACTGAGCCAGTTGTGTTTGATTTAAGAGCCGCATTGGCGTTGCCAGCGTAGTACCCACCAACAGCAGTGTTACCGTTCCCTGTCGTGTTGGCGTTTAGTGCTTCTGCGCCCACTGCAACCAAACCAATGCCAGTCGTATTGCTATACCCAGCCTGATACCCCACAGCAGTGTTGTAAGAGGCAGTGGTGTTGGAGAAGAGCGCGTCACGCCCAAAAGCAGCGTTATTGTTTCCGGTTGTGTTGAAGCGAAGCGCGCGACTACCAAATGCAGAGTTCTCAGCGCCAGTGGTGTTAGCCTCCATTGCGCCATTCCCAACAGCAGTATTGTTTGCGCCAGTGCTATTTATAGCCAGCGCATAATTTCCAACACCTGTGTTTGAACCGCCTGTAAGGCTTCCACCACTAAGCGCCACATTTCCAAGCGCCACGTTGCTAGTCCCAACCGGATAGTTCCCATCCAGCTTGATCGTGCCGCCATCTACAGAAAGACCTGCCGCATTAGCCGTGCCTGAGAGGTAGAGGTCTTTGAAGCGTCCTGATGTTCCAGAACGTCCTAAATCAATTGCTCCGTCTCTTGGTGTACCGTCAGCTTCAATAGGATATACAGCATCTAAACCATCATTAACGGCTAAAGCAGTATCACCTCTACCAAATATAATTGAACCACCAACAACACCAATACTCCCCACCGTGGTGCCGTCTTTGCGGAACTGAACAATGGCACCGTCTGACAAACGGTTAAAATTCGCCGTTACGCCATCTCTTGCGACTGAAATCTTGTTAGATAAAATATTTACGCCTTCTCCAGACGATGACGTTTCTATAGAGCTATCAGTAGTCCCCACCAACAAGTTGCCGCTGGCATCGAGCCGCATGGCTTCGGCGTTGTTAGTGCCGAAGATTAATGGCGTGTTAGCACGGTTATAAACCCATGCGCTTGCGTCAGCGACACCGCCAAGGAGGCCGATATTAAAATTGCCGCCCGCAGCATTAGTGAAGCCCATGCCGGTGCCGGGGTCAGATACCGTTAGCCTATATCCCGGCGAACTCGTCCCAATCCCGACGTTGCCGCTGGAGTCGATGCGCATGCGTTCTGCCGCGCCGTTACCAGTAGCAAAGATAATGTCACGCAAAGCACCTGATGAGCGAGCCTGTAATATCAAGTGACCTGCTTCGTTGAATGGAGCTGAACCGCCTGCGCCTGTAGAATAAATAGCGCAATAGCCATCTGTTATATAAGCGTTTTGATCGTTAGCTGTTAAAAAGATAGGCGATCGCAACGACTCAGCACTCGCATCCCAGAAGAACTTCGGCGTCGTGCCCGTATCCTCATACAGCGACACATCCCCGTTTGAGGCAACGCGGAAAGCGGTATTTGTCAGCGAGCCGTTTCTAAGCGCATAGTTTCCGCCGTCCACCACTTCGTAAAAGGTGTTTACGCCGGTTTCTTCTAGCGTAAGGATGACGGCAGTTGAGTTTTCTATCTTCAGCCCATCAGCCGTGACGGTGCCGGTTACGTCGATGCCGGTGGCGGTGGTTTGAAACTTCTGCGCATCATCGTAATAAACACGCACCGCACCATTAAGGTCGGCAGTTAAATAGTTTTCACCACCAGATGCGGACTGTAGGCGCAAGTTGGTAGCTTGAATTTTTAGCTCACCCGTCCCTGTTTCATTAATAATGCTGTGAGTGCCTGAGTGATAAATCTCTAGGTCCGACCCAGCACCGAAGATGGCCTTGTCGTTGTCGCCGAAGGTGATGTCCGCAGTGGTCGAGGCGCCTGCGAGGCTAACGCTACCGGTAGCAGTAAGCCCCGCAAAGCTCGGGCTGTCCGTCGTGGCAACGCCTTGGTTTAACGCTTTAACAGCCGCAATGTCCGCTAGCTCGCTGTCCATCAAGGCCCCAGCAGCCGTTACGTTAGCCGTATCAGTTACGTCAGCGCCTGCTTCAACGCCATCAAGCTTCGTGCCGTCAGCGGCTACGTCACGCCCATCAACCGTTCCGCCAACCGTAATGTTTCCGGTAGCGCTAACAGTCGTAAAAGAACCCGCAGCGGGAGTAGCGCCGCCAATGGTGGTGCCATCGATAGCGCCGCCGTTGATGTCTGCTGTGTCAGCAACAAGGCTATCAATGTTGGCAGTGCCATCAATGTATAGGTTTCGCCATTCCTTCGTAACGCTGCCTAAGTCGTAGGTGTCGTCTACATCGGGGAGAATATGGCTGCTAACATCAGCAGAAAAACTAACAGTGTCGGTATCGGCATCACCAAACGTAAGGTTTCCTGAGATGGTCGCGTCACCAGTAACAGTAAGGTTACCGCCAATAGACACGTTACCAGTAGTTGTGATAGCATCGATATAACCTGCGGACCAATAGTTTGAAGAGTCTCCAAGCGTATAGGTACTGTCGGCACTTGGAATAAAATTAGAACTAACATCAGCCGTAATGGTTACGGTATCCGTTGCGGCGTTACCAATGGTCGTATTGCCGTTAAGAACAGTGTTTCCTGCAACCGTAAGATTGTTGCTTAGGGTTGCGGCGCCCGTAATGGTTGCAGTTTCATCAACAACAAGGGCATCTACCTTGGCCGTCCCGTCCAGATAAAGGTTTTTAAACTCTAAAGAACTCGTACCCAGATCAATGTCATTGTCAGTTACAGGTACTAAGGCACCATCTTGAATCCGCAATTGCTCTACAGCAACACTGCTGACTTCGACCCAAAAGCCCCAACGATTGTTAGTGCTATCGGCCTCAATTTTATTTAAGAAATCTAGGTCACCAATGCGATAGATGTTGCCGCCTTCGCCCGTAGAGCCGTCATGGCGGTGACCCGTCGCGCTTGCATCGGAAGAAGAATAAGTAAAAGTATTGACAAGCTGATTATACTCATCATTAAATAAAGTAGCCGTAATGGTATCGCCATCACTAAAGGCACTTTGGCGGGTATAATTTTGAGCCATGTTTTTTTATCTCCTGCCCGATGGCATGTAATCAATATACAGACCGTTAATGGCATAAGGTGCCAAAGCATCTGTACTTTGAACTCTAAAGCTTACGGTGTTGCCACTGCCTTCTACGGGCTGCCGAACCATAGGATCATTAGTAGCTCCAAAGGTTGCAGCACCAAATAAGGCACTTCCAAAAATTGCGGGCAACGGAATAGACGTTAGGGGGTAATCCGGCGGCTGAACAATCCCCGTGTCATCGTAATCAAATCGCATACGAAGGGTCGGTTGAATTTCGCCTTCGGGGCTAAGTGACAGCCGCACATACTTAACAGTCTTACGGGTTCCAATATCACCAAAATCAAAGTTAGGAGTTTGGTAAATGGCTTCGATGTTTTTTGAGGTTCCTGCCGGATTAAAGGAATTACCTACGTTGTGATTATAGACGTAACCGTCTTTGTCGCCATGATATAACTTTTCAATTCCATCAATATTGAAACCGGATACTAGGCCTAGGGCTTGGATGCCTAGGGTTTCAGACCACTCAAAGCCCGAAGCCGTCAAGGTTCCAATAATACCCTTGGCAGTCGTCGAAGTTTCCGTAGCCGTCGTATAAAACAAACGGTACTGAGATTTAGAACGCAACACACAGCTAGTAATGGTGTAGGTGTTGATTGAGGCTGCAATATCCCCAATGATACTTTGAATCTGCCGGGACACTGATCCCAACTCAACGTCGCCAATTCGGGCCGTACCAGCAACGGTACGAATGCCATCAGGGCTAAGGAACACCAAGTCACCACCAATTTCTTGAATACTGTAACCGGAAAGGCAGCCTACGTTATTCGTTACTTGGATGACTGCAACACTTCCTGAGTCATTAATGTTTACTAGGCGGTGAATAGTATTTTCACAAAAGATATACAAAGAATCACGGAAAGACTTAATGCCAACAATTCGGTCAGAGATAGTTACTGCGCCAGACCCAACACCCGTAAAGTCCCTATCATCATTAGTCTTCGAATAATAAACGGTGCTGGGGGCATTAGTAACATCAACGGCACAAAGGTGCTTGTCATGTTCTTCAATGTAAGTAGCTGCTGCAGGGGTTGCAATTTCTTCATAGACGAATAGGCGGCCTGCCCCGGTCCCATCAATATGAAAGTGAGCTAGTTGATCTCCACCTGCCGTAGCAATACTAAGGGCACCATATTCGTTAGCAGTATGGCCCGTAGGAGCCTTCATCAATACGAATTGAGCTTGGCCCTGATTAGGGCGATCTAGTTCTGTTTGGGCTGCTAGGTTTGCTTGCGTTACGCCTGCGTGTCCAGTATCCCGATTTATTTGAATCCAAGTAATGCCATCTTCAGAATAATAAACACTAGTGCCCGCACAGACTACAACACCCAAAGCATACGGAAAGATTCCAAGAATTGCAGTATTGTTTTCGGGGCGCGTAGCACTGGCGCCTCCATACAGCGTAAAGCCGTTAATGCGGCGATAACCACCATCCGGGTCAACTTCAAAGTTTCGAAGCCTCGTAGCCAACCCAGGCTGACTAAGCATCTCAAGTTCGTTGAGATTAGTGTTTAGTCCACCCTTGCATGAAATACCAAAAGGTTGTGACATTAAACAAACCTTACTCGGTCATCCTTCATGTAATCAGGCGCCGGTTCCATCAAGTTTGATTTCATTAATCGCATGCCGCGCCGATAGTCCTCAAGGGCAAAAGCAGCCGCCTGAGAGTTTTCTTTAAATTGATGAATGTAGTAACGGGCCCGTGCAAGCAGCACCGGCTTATAAATATTTGGAATAACCGTTTGGTCAGAATAAGCACTAAGTTCAGTCGGAAGATTATAAGCATAGAACCACACCCGATAGGTATCGTCGGGAATGGGACTCAAACCAAACTTACGGTTATCGGGGCTTTTGAAGACTCGTCGCGGCTCACCCCAGTTCTGAGAGGTTGCGTCGTCGTTGTTTTCTTCTGCCCTATGGAAGTCTTTGAATTCTTCAATGGTAATGTAGCGTAGATTACGGCTGGTGTAGGGTTCTGATGCCCCACTTACACCAATGGTAGTAATATAAAAATTGTCCCAATCAACGTAGCCATAGTCATCTACAAGGCTCGTGGAACCAGTCTTAAGGGTATACCAGCGGGTACCAGCCGTAGTTTCAACGTAAACATTACCATAATAAGGATCGGTATCGCCGCTAGCTGCAACGGCCAAAAAGGGCCACTGAGGCTCTTCGTTAACAATGTCAAGGTAAGCGCGATTAAC